GCCTATTAGACTACGATAACCTAGTAGGTGGATGTAAACAGTTAATCGACGCACTCACCCACGAAGGTTTTATCTTCGACGATGCCCCTAAATACCTAGAAAACCCCAAAATAGAACAAATTAAAGCTCCCACCGAACACATCTATATTAGCCGAGAAATATTATAAATAAATTGGAAATAATAAAAATATTTTGTATAGCGTTTAAACGTGCCTAACTTATATAATGCAAAAACTAACAGAATACGCCATAAATGTAACAGAATACAATATAGATAATCTAAAACCTGCCGACTACAACCCCCGACAACTCACCAAAGACCAATATAAACAATTAACAGACAGCATATCAGCATTCGGGTTCGTTGAACCTGTGGTGGTCAATATTAATACAGAGCGTTTAAATATAATTATTAGTGGACACCAACGGGTAAAATGTGCTAAAAATTTGGGCATAAAAAAAGTACCGTGCGTTGAATTAGATTTAACCTTAGAGCAGGAACGTGAATTAAACGTACGTATGAATAAAAATACGGGCGAATGGGATTGGGATTTACTTGCCAACGGGTTTGATTTGGATGAACTATTAAATTGGGGCTTTAAGGATAAAGATTTAAAAATATTCGACGACGCTGATGATGATGAAATAGAGCCAGAAATCGAAATTACAGCAGAGTTATTCGAATCGCATAATTATATAGTGCTATACTTTGATAATGATTTAGATTGGCAAACCGCAGAAGATGTTTTCGAATTAAAACCCGTGATAAGGAAAAATAAAAAAATCGGCGATAAGGGATTAGGTAGAGTTATAGAAGGTAAAAAGGTCTTAAAAAAATTATTATGAAAATATTTGTACCATCTTATAAAAGGGCTGGTGATGTTTTAACCCGAAAGGTAATCCCCGATAGCATTATAGCTATACACGAATTTGAGGAAAAAGATTATAAAAAAAAAGAGGGTGGGGAATTATTAATCATTCCCGATGAATTGAGAGGGAATATTGCAAAAGTTAGAAACTTTATCCTCGATAATGCCAATGATGATAAAATAGTTATGTTGGATGATGATGTAAGGGCAATAGGGTATTATGAGGATTGTACGCAAAATGAGATGAGCTACAACCAAGTATTAGACTTTATTGATAATGGCTATGTTATGTGCGAAGAGTTGGGTTGCAGATTGTGGGGTATAAACTTACAATCAGACCCGAAGTTTTACAGAGAATACAACCCATTTAGTTTATTGGGTGCTGTACTTGGTACGTTTTCTTGTCATTTTAAGCCAGAATTACGATACGATGAAAAGCTGTTTTTGAATGAAGATTATGACTTTTTCTTAAAGAATATAAAGAAATACAGGAAGGTGCTAAGATTTTTAAAGTATCATTATATGGCTAACCATTTAAATAAGGCTGGTGGGTGTGGTTCATACAGGCTAAAAGATACTGAGATAGAACAATCTAAAATTATGCAAAAAAGGTGGGGCAGTAAAGTGTTTAGATTTGATATTAATAGAAGCACTAACGGTATTGTTAATGTTCCACTAAAAGGCATATAATGGCAAGACCCCGTATCGATATAGATTATGCTAAATTTACTAGACTATGCGAAATACAATGCACAAAAGAAGAAATAGCACACGTTTTAGGCTGTAGTGCAGATACGATTAGTAGGGCTTTAAAGCGCGATAAAAGTATGAGTTTTGCGGACTACTATAAAAAGCACTCAGTAGTAGGCAAAATAGCATTAAGACGATACCAGTTTAATCTAGCTAAAAAAAGCGTACCTATGTGTATTTGGTTAGGAAAACAATATTTAGGGCAATCTGATATACCTATGGTAGACGAAACAGAATTAACTAGCGGGTTCGATGTAACTGAAATAGTAACGGCAGACAATGCAAACTAATTTCAACGTACTACCCCACCAAAATAAATTTATAAGAACTAAAGCTAAATATCCCAGTTTAGTAACGGGGTATGGTGGCGGTAAAACGGTGGCTTTTGTTCTACGTGCGTTAGCTCATTGTGGTAAAAATATAGGTGGTACTATCTTACTAGCTGAACCTGTATTTCCTATGGTACGAGATGTATTACAGCCGACATTGGAAAAGTGTTTAAACGATTTGAAATTTGATTATACGTATAAAGCTAGTGATATGCGTTATTTAATTAAGTGGCGTGGTGGCTATGCCCATATCATATTACGGAGCGCAGAGAATTGGCGCAGATGGGCAGGGCTAAACCTAGCAGGTGGTGGAATAGACGAAGCTGGGTTACTTAAAGATGGTAAGGCTTGGCAAATGCTAATAAGCCGTTTACGTGAGGGTAGAAACTTATCTGCTTGGACAAGCACTACGCCCGAAGGATTCAACTGGCACTATGAACATTGGGGGGAAAGCAAAACTGACGAATATGAATTAATACAGGGCAAAACAGAGGATAACCCATTTCTACCCCAAGAGTTTATAGATAGTCTTAAAGCTAATTACGATGATAAACTAATAGAAGCCTATATGATGGGCAACTATGTTAATTTGCAATATGGAGCTACTTACTATGGTTACAGTAGAGAGAGAAACAATAGCGAAAACGCAGTATATGACCCAAACCTACCAGTCCGTTTATCGCTGGACTTCAACGTCTTCCCGATGTGTGCCAGCCTTTGGCAACTCAAGACGGGCAGGGAAAAAGAAAAGGTAGTCGTATTCGATGAAGTTAAAATTAAACACCAAGATACGGGCGACCTAATGACCCAACGAATGATAGACGAGTGCAAACGCCGATACCCTAAAGCTAGATTTATATGCTATCCCGACCCAAGTGGGAAAAGCCGTTCTACAAACTCTACTAAATCAGACCACGATATAATACGTTTAAACGGCATAGAGTTACGTGCTAAACTTAAAGCCCCAAGCATAACAGATAGCGTTAATGCTGTTAATAAAAGTTTTGATTTTACAATTATTAACCCAAAATGTAAGGGTTTAATTAAAGATTTTGAGCAGGTAGTAAATAAAGAGGGAACGCGCGAAATAGATAAAAGTAATAAGGATTTAACACATTTCAGCGATGGCTACCGCTATGGCATAGATTTTGAATTACCTATAAGAAAACCACAAACACGAACCTATATGGCGTAAAAGGAAAAATATGTTTTATTATAATGGCACAACAGACGCAATTAAAACAACACTAGACCAATTAGAAACTAAAATGGGGGGCGTATCAAAACATTCCGAACGTGATGCGTGTATCGATTACTATAAGTATAATGGTACTGAAAAATATATAGCTAAATATTTTAAAGGAAGCCTACAAAAAGAGATACCACTTTATACCCAAAACTTTTCACAACGCTTAATTAATAGGATAAGTATGGTGTACAAAAATGCACCTATACGTACAGTAGAGAATGACAGTTACGTAGATTTTATTAATTCAAAAGACTATCAACTAAAAAAGATAGAGCGATTACATAATTTACTAGGAACTATAGCTGTAAAAATTTGCCCCGATTACGATGGGTTAATGCAGTATATGCCAGTAGTTAAGTTTGTAGCATTTTGTGATGATATTGATACTATTACCCCAACTGCTATCGCTTATAAAATAGGCGACGACCCTAGTGATTCATCCAATAATCGTTATGTATTTTGGTCAAAGGATGAACATTTTATTTTCGACAGTAATGGGGCTGTTCATAACCCAACTGAAGATAATGTAGATATGGTAAACCCTTACGGGGTATTGCCTTTTGTATTCCTGCAACCTAGTACGCAAGTTGATGAATTTTGGAACGATGGGGCAAAAGATATAGTAACAGCAAATAGGCAAATAGATATAGCTATGACAATGTTACAGCACCATATTCGTAGTGCAGGTGGGCAGTTTGTTATACAGGGCAGGGTAGATAGTAACCAAATAGAATTAGGGCTAAATAAAGCAGTTATCATCGAAGAAGGTAGTATGACTAATCTGAACCCAAATATAGATATTAATAGCATTGTAGATGGTATAAAATTCCAGTTACAGCATATATTTCAAAACCATCACGTTACTTTCGATTATGGGATTAATGGCAGTAAATCGGGAGTTAGTCTAAAAATAGAAAACCTAGAATTAATTGAATCGCGTGAAGATGATGTAGAGAAATACAGAATAGCAGAGCGGGAGATTTATGCTATAGAAGTTGCCATAGCAGAAGCATTAGGCTCACCTATAAACTCAGACTTTAGTATCGATTTTGCAGAAGTCGAGTTTCCTCTAACCCCCGAACAAGAGCAAGCCCGTTGGGATTGGCTTTTCGCCAATGGCTTAAAGGATAAGGTTGATTACCTTATGGAATCTGACCCCGACGGCTTCCCCTCCCGTGAAGATGCTGAAGAATATTTATCGGTACGTGGTGGTAGTGCTAACAAGGTAAAAAATATGTCTGATACAGAGGACAATGCGTTTAAACTTAATAGCGGGGTAAGTGCAGATGCCATACAATAAGCGTACAGGTAAAAAGAAAAGTAGTAATGCGTACACCCAGTCTAAACGAAAAAGTAAAATGAATAAGCGTCGTGGCAGAAAATAACGGCGCACGTTCGTATAAGGGTGAAGTAATAGGCGATTCGATGGCAATTACGATTAACTTCAAGTGGTTGCTACAAATTCTAGCAGGAACAGCCCTTTTAGTTTATACCTTTTGGCAGTACGAGGGTAGAATACAAGAGCTAGAGCGAAATATGACTATAGCACTAGAAGATATAGCAATATTTGAGGAAGAACGAGCCATACAAGAAGCAAAGCACATAGAACAACTAGAAGCACAAATGCAAGAACAAAATGTATGGATAGAACAAGAATTAGGAATTAATTTAAATCCTTTTAGCTGGGGTAAGGGCAAAAAGTAATGGCAACAGGGCAAGAGATTATAGACGGCTATCACGATAAACTGGATAGCTTAAAAGAGAAGATAGATAAAAGCTCTGAGGAAATTATAAAAGTAATCGATTTAAAAAAATTACTAGAAAACCCCCAACAGTATTTAGAATCTATAGCACGGCAATACTATGAAAGCCACGTACCAGAATTAAAAAAGGCAATTAAAATAGGTGAACAGGAAGCTAAAGGCATATTAAAAAAATATGGTAAAACTGAAGAAAAAAGAAATATTTAAGTTAAATAAGAACTTAAACCTAAAAGATTTAATTAATGATATTGCTGACGCAACCGTACAGGATATACAGGATGGGTTACAACAGGGCGTAGATGTTAGTGGCACAAAGTTTAAACGACTTAAACCAGCCACCGTTAAGCGTAAAAAGAAAACAGGAAGTGCTACACCCAGTAAACCATTAATGGATAAACATAAGATGAAAAACGTGTACGTTAAAAAGAAGGCAACCGATGATAATTTACGGGCGACTGTATCGATAAACAAGAGGGATAGAGCTGTGCCTAGTATAGTACATAATGAGGGTATAGGTGGGATGCCCCAGCGTGAATGGTTCGGGTACAGTAAACGTATGGATAAAAAAGCTAGTAAACTCGCCCTGCTACACATACAGGAAGCATTAAGATAATGCCTGCAATAGATAACTACGATGATATGAGTATTATGATTGAAGCGATGGTAGTTGCAGAAGCTAGTAAAGCAGTAATAGAAATTAACACAGTCATCAATACTTTAACGGCGGGTGGTGCAACAGAGGGTACGATACAAGCAGTATTGCTAGCGGACTTAAATCAAGGGGGTCGGGTTTTTGGGTCATTAACTTCTGGGCTAAAAAATGTAGTAAAAGATAGTTTAGGGCTAGCCAGTACGACAGGCGGGTTTAAACTGTATGAAAAAGAAGGAGTTAAAAAATTTAAGTGGGTAACGGTGGGTAGTGGTACTTGCCCAGATTGTTTATCTCGTGAGGGTCGTGAAGGCACGATGGATTTATTTTTAAACATAGGAACGCCCCGAAGTGGCTGGTCGGTATGTAGAGGGCATTGCAGATGTCGTTTAGTACCAGCAGGGTACACAGGCGCAACCAATATAAAAAGGTAGTCGATGGAGTTAATAGATATTGTAGAAAAATTGGGCGTTCCCGTTGCTGTAGCGGGGGCGAGTATGTGGTTTATATGGCGACAAACGCAATTTATTCAAAAGTTTTTTATGGAGGATTTGACAAATTCCCAATTAAGATTAGAGCAAATTATAATAACTCTAATTTCCCAGCAAAAAGAGTTGCAAATAAATATTAAAGAATCATTAGCCGATATGCGTAGTAGCTATGAAAGTTTAGTAGAGATTGTGCAGGCTTTATCGGGAAACGGGTTAAGTAAAAAAAACAAAAAAAGGAGTAGTAAAGATGTTGAATAAATTATTTAATAGTTTGATAGGTGTGGGAGAGAAGTTACTTATCAAAAAAGTTAAAGAAAATAAGGCAATGGCAGTAGAAATTATAAACAAGAATGTAAATTTACCCCTGCTTTCTGAGAAGGAAGAAGCTATTATTTATGGGGAAGCATTTGACGGCTTTGTAGAGTTTCTTGAATTGCTAGTTAAAAAATTAAAAAAATAAATGTGTTTAAACGCACTTTATTTTATTTTGTTTACATTATATTAAATTATATTAAGGATAAGATATGCAAGAAAATACGACTAATAACGCCAATCAAGGCGATAAAATGACTTCCGAAAGTGCTACGAACAGCACAACCGACACACAGGTCGAAAAACCGAACTTCGTTCCTCAAGGTAGAGTTAATGAAATGACTGCTAAATATAAGTCTGAAATAGACGAATTAAAAACCCAGTTAGATGCAAAAAATAAAGCCGATAAGGATAAGGAATTATCCGATATGGCTAAAAGGGGTGAGCAGGACAAAGTAATAGAACAACTGAAGCAGGAACTAGAAAAGGCAACACCTTACCGAGAAAAGTATACTAACCTAGAAAATTCACAGAAGGCGGAACTGCTAAAGGACTTGCCAGAGGATTTACAGGAAAAGTATGCGAATCACGATTTAGATGTAGTCGCGGACATTAGTAATGCTTATAAGAATAGTGCGAAAAAACCCAATATGGTAAATGCTAACGCACCTGTTAGAAATATAGCGGTAAAATCTACCGATGTAATTGATAATAAGGAATTAGCTTGGCACGAAAAAATAGCATACTTTAAAAACAAACAATAAATTAAATTAAAATTGAGGTAAAAAAATGGAACTATTTATGATGGATAGCGCCCTGCTAATCGATATATTAAGTATGATTTGCGTGGGTGGAACTATAGTAGGTTACGAATCCCATTCGTCTAGTAACGCTTCTAACACAGTTGGCGTTACGGATTTAGCTAAGATAATCCCAGAAATGTGGGCGACAGCTATGTGGCAATACTTTGAAACTGCTTTGGTATTCAAGCCGTTCTTTGATGATTACTCTGCGTTGGTTACAGGTAAGGGAAATAAAATACATATCCCAGAATTTCCAGCAACTGCATCTGCAACAAAAGGTGAACAATCCTCTGTTGTGTATAGTGCATCGACAACAGACGCAACCGAATTAGATATAGATGAACACGAATACGTCGCCCATTTGTTCGAGGATATGGGTGTAGTGCAAGCTAATGAGGAACTATTTACTAAATATGCTAAAGGAATGGCATACCAGTTAGCTAAAGGTATCGACACCAATATCGAAACAGAGCTACAGAGTATAAATACTTCTATGAGCTTATCGGCTAATAATACGCTTACTGGAGCAAAGGCAGAAGAAGCTTTTGCAACTATTTTAGAATTAGATATTGACCCTATGGAGTGCGCTTGGTTTGTTAATCCTACTCTTTACGCAGATATAGCGTCCAATGCTAGTTTTATCTCTAATCAAAACGCTGGTGGCGTTCTTGTTTCTGGGGTTGATGCTACTGGTGCAGTTGGTAGCCTTTACGGGATGCCTGTATTAATGTCTAACCTTATTAGCTCGGCGTCGGGTACAGGAGTAGAAGCGGGCTACATTGCCCACAAGTCTGCTGTCGCTGTGGCTATACAAAAAGGCATAAGGGTTCAGTCTGAATATAGTGTGGATTATCTTGGTACTAAGATGGTCGCCGATGTGCTCTATGGTGTTCAATTAACTGATGATGCTTCTTTCAAAAAAGGAATCAAATTCAATCAAGCTAGCTAAACCATAGTTTTGCTTTTAGGGGTTCGTGAAATTTTGAGTTTGCGAACCCCTATTTTATAAAGGAGTTATTTACTTATACTATGGAAAAACTAAAAAAAGCGATATTAGAATCTGAGGGATACCGACCCAAAGCATATTTATGCACAGAAAAGCATTTGACTATAGGCATAGGGTTTAAGGTTGATGATTTGTACTTGTCTAAAGAAGTTTGCGATATTATACTGGAAGAAAAACTATTACGGTTTATGGAGGAAATTTCTAAGCAAGCCGAATGGGTCGAGGATATGCCTTTAAATATTAAAGATGTAATATTGGAGATGTGTTATCAAATGGGCGTACCTAATTTTTTACTTTTCCGTAAGACTATCGCTCTGTTTAAACAACGTAATTTTATTGGGGCAAGCAAAGAAATGCTGGATAGTAAATGGGCAAAGCAAACCCCAAACCGAGCCCGCAAACTATCTAAACTGGTAGAAAATGAAGCTGGACAATAAAATAAACTTAGGTAACGTAATTGCTATATTCGCTTTTTTAGGAGGTTTAATCTTTTCTGGCGGTAAACTATTGGCTAATATGGAAACCTTACAGGAAAGGGCATCTACAGCCCTAGAATTAGCTAAAACTAACCAAATTGCAATAGATGGAATAGATAGCCGTTTAATAGTTATAGAAACTAAACTGGATGATGGCTTCGATGACATTCTAAATGCCATTAAGGGGGGTGAATGATACCCCAAGCCGTACTTATTAAGGTGGCTACTATGGTATTTGATAAGTTTATCGCCCCAAGATTGCACCCCTTAGAAGATTACGTACATAAAGAAAATGAGCTAGATATACAAATGCGGGAAATGAAGGTGGAGATAACAGGGCTAAAAGAACAGATTACATTACTAAAAGATTTAGTCGTGAAGTATTCAGCCTAGATGCCACGCAAAATTAATAATAATTTACAGATGGAACGAAATAGACCTGTAGATAAGTTTGAAAAATCTATAACGGCAGGGGGAAACCCTTTACCTATACAGGTATCAACAGACCAAGTTAATGTAGATAAATTGCAGGTTAATGGCGATATGCAGATTAAGGGGCTCGCTAGCGGTATAAAGCTAAAAGATAATTTAGATGCTAATGGTAAAAACTTAATGGATGTTGGAAATATAAGTACAGACTCGATTACAATGGGCGAAAAAGCTTCAGCCATTTACGATGAAGATGATATGGCTAGTAATTCTTCGAATGGGTTATCTACACAGCAATCAATTAAAGCCTATGTAGACACCCATCAAAAGCACAGTCTTCAAGTTAATTTTAAATTCGAACAAGAGTCAGCGGGCAGAACATTTTTTAGGGATATAAATGCACAGTATGACGACCACGATTGGTACGAAAGTGATACAGAGGATAGCACTACTGTGGGAGATACGGCTTCTATTATTCTTTACCCATCAATATCGGGGCTAATTGTTCCGTTTAATTGCAAACTAAAAGGGGCTAGATGGGTCGGCTACTCATCCCAAAACTTCGACAATGTTGTTCACTTGCAAACTTGGACGGGTACTAGCGTGCCCGATAATAGTTATGGAACTATAACGGCAACGCTTAGGGAAACTAACGAGCTAACAAATTACAAAGTAAAGCATTTTAATCAGTATTCGGCACTAGACGTTTCTATGACTTCGGGTCAAATGATATACCCAGCGTTTCAGTATGAAAGTGGTACTAGAATTGGATACTATGGAAGTGTAGTTTACTTATTGGAGAGGGCATAAATGGCAACCTTAGAAAACAAATCGCCATCCGAATTTTATAAGGATTTAGTACATACCAGTAATTCTAATGCTGGTGCTCATACGAACAGTACGACATTACAGACGGGTAATGGCAATTCAACCGCTTTAAGTCTTGGTAAAAAGCAATGTATCGTACAACCCGAATCGAATGGCGTTAATAGTTTTGATGTAAAGGATGCGAGCGGAACTTCTCTTTTTAGGGTTGATACTACAAATAGCCGAGTTATGACAGGTAGCACCCCAATAAATTTACAGGTAAAGGAATTTAATTTATCGTATGTGTCTGCGTTTCCCTCGTCGGCAGATACTTGGACGGCTTTACCCGCTTGTGCTGGAGTACAGGACACCTTATCTGTTTTAGAAATGGGTGCTAGCTCTGGTGTGCCTACTGCAACAAAAACCATAACTGGAAACGCTCAAAGGATTATGCCTTATTTTTGGTATGTTCCTCTAAATATAGAACTGTACGCAGTAAAGGCTCAAACTACGTGCGACACCACAACAGGGGATAATTTCCTATATGCAGTTAGTAAATATACTTTAAACTCTGGGAACACCGCTTCTAGTGGGGATTTATCATCTGGGGCACAAATAGCTATAAGTAGTGTACAGTCTTCCGCAGGGAACGAACAGATTTACTATAATGATTTAGTTTTATCTAGTGCTACCGTATCGGCGGGGCAAGTGGTTATAGCTTACGTGGCACAAAATGGCGTAAATAGTGATTTAAGTTGCAATTTACAGATTTTCTATCGATTTGTTTAAATAAGGAATTAAAAAAATGGCGTATAAAAAATCATCCATAGAGAAAGTATCAGCACCTCAATCTAAGACGGTAGAGGTAGATAATTCTGATGGGTTTATTTTAGTATCTGAGTGGGATACGGAGAGTATTACAGCAAATAAATTTAGCGACTGCAATGGGTTGATAATAGAAAACGTGGGCAAAGTTGGGGCAGAAATCCAACTAACAATATCAAAGTGGACTGAAGGAACACCCGACGCACATACAGATAATACTACATACGTAGATATGTTGCTAGGGGCTGGTAAAAAAATTGAGCTACCACATAATAGGATGTTGTTTTACAGCACAGCAAATAGCTCGGCTAATGGGTATACCTATAATGATGACGGAGCGTATGAAGGTTATTATACAGCTTCGTGCTTGTTAGCTGAAGCTATAGATACTACTGAAGTTGATTGGACTGTAGATGATACAGATTGGTTCTGTGTTGGCGACTATATAGTAGTAGACCCAACGGCTACAACTATGGAAATAGTAAAAGTAACTAGTATTACTAACTCTACCGTATTAGTGGTAGAACGTGGGATGCTAGGAACAGAAGGCGTAGCACATTCCGACAATGCCCAAATATATTTTTATTATGGAAATCATTACGAAAACTGTGCGGTTTATGGCGCTACTAGCATATCATTTGATGAAACTACTGCTGATGCAATAGATGATAGTGCTAGCAACTTTCTAACGAAAGGGTTTCAGCCGTTTTATCCTGTAGCAGTAACAGGCTCAACATCTAATAACGCGTCGTATTTTCCCTCTAAAGTGGTAGCAGGGAAAATTACATTACACCTAAAAGGAGCACAGGCTTTAACAGATGAATCCGCAGGCGATTCTGTTGTTATGATTCAAATACCTGCAAGTATCTGCGACGAAAAAGGTAGGTACGCATCTAGTAACTTTTTTGGCTATGGTAGAAATGGTGGTTCACAGCCCGCAGGAATCGTGAAAGGTTCTGTAGCATTTAAATACTATTCCAAATCATACGCCAAGTTTGGTTTCAAGAATTTAACTACTAATTTTGATACAAAATTATCGGCTAGTACCGCTTATGCGTTTGGTTTAACTGTAGATGGGTTAAATGTAGATGTAGCCTTTACCACAGATGCGACAGATTTAACTATAGGTGGGGTAAATGGCATTATCAGAAAAATGCAAACGGCGATAGATGATTTAGTAGAAGCTGAAACTATACCCGTAGGGGCTGTAGTTGGTATGCGTGATGGTGATTTATGTATAACGTCAAGAACAGGAATCGGGCAAGCGATGGGGCTTATAGCTTTAGATACGTCTAAGGGTAGTGATATAATTATAGGCGCACCTGCTAGCGGAACAACTGTACTAGGAGCGGGAAGGTTTCCTAGTAAAACGATTACCTATAAATCTGCTTTACCAACAGATACAAAAGTAAATCTAAATCGCAGGGAAGTGAAGAACGAGGAAGAAATGATACTAGACGACGGCAATGGCGGTCTATATATGAATGGTGTACAGCACGGAACTATAGAATATGCGTCTGGTGCTTTTACATTATATAACCTGCCAGCTTATTCTGAGATAATAGGTTATGCTAGTTATAGCTCTGCTTTATCGGGAACGCTAGAAACTAATGCTAGTTTTAATTCGGGGGTGTATAAGGTATCTGCACGCTCTTGCAACCCTAGAGCTAACGCAAAGATTAAATTAACTAACGTGGAGTAAATAAATGGCTAATAGTACGTTCGTATATTGTAGCTCTGATGATGTAAAAAAAGTTTATTCACGAATAGATGAGCACGACAGTAAAATTCAAATATTTAACTGGGATTTGGTATTTACCCATAGTGGCTTTAATCTATATGAAAGTAAAAACACGGGTAGCGTTACCCAGCTTTTTATGAATGGACAAAATTTAGGGGGCAGTAATGTTACTGTTAGTTATACAGATTCCACTACAAACACGAACGAGGCTTTGGATGCTACTGAAGAAGTTATTACAATGGTAAGCGGTAGCGTGTTTAGTCGGGGTGATTATATAAAAATTGAAAACGAAGTTATGCTAGTAACGGTTATTTCTACCAACGATATAACAGTACGACGGGGGTGGGCAGGAACAACAGCAGTAAGTCATAGCACAGATACAGACGTATATATAGGCACTAGCTTCGATTATGAAAACGATTGGTATTATGATTCTGATTTAGATGTTACGCTACTGTATGTTTCATCTTCAACAGACCCAAACGATAATATCGTAGAATCGGGTTACGACTGGGATACCTATTTAACAAATCAGATAGAAGCGTCTAGTATGCAGTTGAATAGTATGCTAGACCATAGCAGATTCCCTATCCCTATACCGCAATCGGTTGTATATGACGACACAGTAAACCAAGCGGGAACACCAGAGTACGACTACGTAATAATCCGTTTAACTGCCCTATTAACGGCATATAATTGTATAGTGGCACGCGAGCCGTTATCTGAAGAAGCAGAAGCGATAATGGGGCAAATATCTAACGAAAATGGTATGGGATTATTAGACCGTTTAAACGAAGGAACTTTAACGCTTAATTTTGAAACTGACAGGGGCGACAGTACACAGGGCAAGATATTGCAAATTGTAAAGGCGGGTTCTATGCGCCTAGTTGAGGCAACTTGCCCAGAGGGTTTTTATGGTGAGCCTTACGAAAGGGTGCAGATTTTATGTACAGCTAGCGGGGGTTATGGCGATGCGAAGGCTTCGATAAAAGTAACAGGGGATAGCAAGTTATATGGTAGCACAATCAGCACAGATTTTGAAATATCGGGCGGGCTTCAGCATATTGCATCTGGGTTATATTGTAGGTTCGAGGGGGCTACTATGAATGTTGGCGACCGTTTCGATGTAGAGGTAAGGAATAGAACATTAAAAACGACAGACGGAAGGTTAAAAAGCGTTGATATTTTTAGGGGTAAACGCTGGACTAATGAAATGTAATGGCAGTAACATACGATAAAATATCATACCCTTTAATAGAAGAAGCATTAAAAAATATCATTAACGATGAGTTTCAAAATGTTTATATTTCGCCTAAATTCGAAATGATTGGGAACGAGTGCATACGGATAAATTTGCTAAACAGTACGTTAGAGGAAAGCAATGCTAATTACGAGCGTAGAATTTACGAAGTTAATATCAGATATTATTTTAATTGTGATATGCACCAGCCAAAAGTAAACGAAGCTGTAAAAAATAAGATTGATAGGCTAAAAAAACACCTGCTAGATAATCAGACAAAAAATCTAAGCAATGCTAAATGGGTTTGGCTCGATGTTCAGAGCATAGAATACAATGTAGAGGATGACGAGAATGATGATGCCGATGCCTTATATATTGCAGAATTTACTATAGAGTTAATAAATCATAACCAATGGAGCGCATAAATGGACTATTTTACAGCTAAAAAAGAATTTATGGACTTGGAAAATAAATACTTCGGAGTGCATAAAATAAAGATGCTAGAAAGTGGTGGGAGCATCCCAATCGCAGACACTAAGGAAGTGCCTAGCGAAGTGATGGACTGTTTAAACAATGTAACAAATCCCCCTAAACCGAAAACAAAAAAAACTAAAAAAGGAAGCAATAAGTAATGGCACAAGCAACCAACTATAGCCCAACACAGAATATAGCCCTGTATAAACAGGATGAAGCTGTAGTTGGCACTCAAGTCGATGATAACGACTTAAAACGTATGCAAGTTACTAGCTTTACTATCCCCGAAGCTAGTGCACCTTTAGAAATGTCCTCGCAAAAAGCAGGGCAATTTTTCCAAGAAGCATCACAGGGGCGACATAATCTCGAATCGAAAATGTGGACTTTTGATACAACTCTAAGGGGTTCTAGTGGCAGTTTACAATGGATGGGCGATTCTTTGTTTGAGGATGGAGGAAATCCGTTCATATTACCCGAAAATTATGCTTTCCCTACTTCATTATACAATAAAGCTACTTCGTCGGGTGCTAAGACTAAGGATATACGTTTAGTCGGTGCTGGTGCTGGTTCGTCTGCATCTAATATGGAGATAAATGGCTGTATCTGTACAGGTGCAACATTTGGGCAGGATATTGGAGCAGAAGCGGGGGAAATGACCTTGACGCTAAACTGGGCTACGGGTTTTATGCCTGTGCATAGCTCTACAGCTATGGGGGGAACATCTACATACGATGAATATGTACCCACTAATATTAGGGATAATACTATAGCTACGACTGTACTAGATTCACAAGAGTTAGTAATACATTCGTGGAGTGTGAGCATAAATCGAACTATCGAACGTGTTGGTTTTGATACTGCTGTTACTAATAATCCACCATTCGGCTACGCTATGACAGGTGGCTGGGAAATTACTGGTAATCTAAATGTAATTAGAAATAACGATTATCACGATTTGCTAGGTGATTTTAAAGATAGTGCGCCAAAAGCATTAACGATTACTAATGCTACAGCATCGCTATTTACTTTAAGTTGCCCACAAGTGTTAATCAATGAACCAACTGTAGATAGTGGCGGTTCTATGCTTATGGCTAATATACCGTTTACAGTAGTTGCCCCAAATACAACAGGCACAGGAACGGTAATTAGTGTTAGCGCTACTGGGTGAGTAATTAGGTTTCAGTTTATGTTTAAACGGCTTTATATTATTCTACATTTTAAAGGATAAATATGGCAAATTTAGATAAGGAAGGTGCTAGCCCTCCAGCACCAAAATCTATTAAATATGGACTGAAACCATTTAATTTAGATGAACGCTGTGAATTTAACGATAAAGTTTGGGCACAGGCGGGCAGTACAGAAAACGGATTTTCATTTTTTGTCTGGGTTCTGCGTACTGCAACAGATTTAACCGATGAACTTATAGACGGTTTAACGGCTGAAGATATAGTAACTATGGCAAATGAAGTAATAGAAAAAGTGAATAAAAAAAAATAGAAATTGCCATATTGCGCCTAAATGTTAGGTTTTCTGCGTTAGGAGTGCCAGAGGATTTTAAGGGTTTTTCGGTTTTCCCTTATCTCGCACCAAGTTTGGTTAGCGGTAAAAAGGCAAAATTCAATAATTTGGATGATGTCAAAGAGGAAATGACTAATATAATGGCAAACAAGTTACACGAAGGTACTGGAAATATAGGGCGAGTTTTGTACGAGGGCTTGCCCTTTTTTGCAAATGCTAGTAATTTTGTAGATTCCGACAACCAGTTATTAATTAAAAAGTTTCAGTATTGCCAGCTAACTAATACCCCCCCTTTCCCATCACTAGACAAAACCCCCGCAAAAATAGTAGAGGATTTTACCACTATAGATAGTGAGATTAATGCAATACAAAAAGAAATAAAAACAGAAGGCGCTAATAATGGCAGTTAAAAACGAATATATATTAGTAACCAAAGCAGAGGGCGCAAAAAAAACCAAAAAGCAAATGGATGGGCTGACTGGTTCAGTTGGTGGGTTAGCTCTAAAAGTAGTTGGATTGGCTGGGGCATTTTATGCTGGTAAAGGTTTATTAAATGCGTTTGGTAATGCTGTTTCTGTGGCTGGAGATTTTGAAAAAGGGCTCAAAGAAGTACAAACCTTAACAGGTGGAAGTACGCAAGAATTTGCCAAAATGAGTAAAAGCCTTACGCAATTATCTGTAAAAGGTGCACAGAGCTTAAACGACTTATCTAAAGCCCAATATGATGTAGTTTCGGCTGGCTTTGCTATGAATAGGGTTGTAAATGGCGTAAGTGATGCTACACGCGTACTAGAGCAGTCTATGAAACTTGCTGTCGGGGGCGTAACAGATGTGGGCGTAGGGGCTGATTTATTAACTTCTGCGCTAAATGCCTATAAATTAGAAGCTATTGACGTAACAAGCGTATCAGATACTTTTTTCCAAACTGTTAAATTAGGTAAAACCACTATAGACGAATTATCAGCGTCAATGGGTCAAGTAATGCCGATTGCATCTGTAGCTGGGGTTAGCTTAGACGAATTAGGTGCTAGTATGGCTACTCTAACGGCTAGCGGTATTTCAACAGCCGAAGCTACCACCCAATTAAAACAATTATTTTTATCCCTATCTGCCCCAACGGACAAAGCCAAAGAAGCTATGAAGGAAGCGGGCATAGAAGTAGTTAAATTCGATGATGGTACTATGAATTTAGCTAGCACCCTACGGCAGTTTAGTGGTAAGTCATTAGAAGAACTTAAAGAGTTTATCCCGAATATTACCGCAATAAATGCAGTTGCATCTCTATCAGATAACATCCAATCCCTAGAAAATAATATAGAATCGATGGCAAATAAGGCGGGTGCTTCTGAAAATGCAATGGATACAATGGCGGATAGTTGGAATTTTCAAATAGATAAACTGAAGGCTAACTTTACTACAATGCAAATAGCTTTTGGGCAAGAAATTATTAAAAACTTAAAGCCTAAATTAAAACAAGCAAATAAAGAGCTAGAAGAATTGGGTAATATTGGCTGGGATAAGGTGGCTGAAACTATAGGTAAAAATACCCATCTAGTTACTAAGCCTATGGTCGCAATCGTAAAACGCTCATTGAAGCTACTTCCCCCTATGGTGGGCAAGATGTTCGAACTGGCAGGAAAAGGCGCAGTAGTAGCGTTTAAACTCGGTTTGGAAGGCTTCCAGTCTATTAGCTGGAAAGATATAATTTTCGGCGATTCGGATATGGAAAATGCTGTAGCTTTTGCTGATATAGTTGGCAGAGATTCCGCAACGGCTTTTATAAATTCTATGGGTAAGGAAGTCGATGGCGTAAATGATGTTTTAGCTGATATGTGGGCTAATGGTATGAGTGAGGAAGATATACTAAAAGTCTTTAAGGATGCAGGACTATCAACTTCTTTAGCCCAACAATTAATAGACGGGGCTGAAACTGGTTCGTCGGCTTCCCAATGGATAATACGAAACACTTTCGGCGACGCAAAACTAACCGAAAATCTAAACTTCGATAGCGAATTTGAAGCCATAGGTACATCATTTACGCAGGAGATGACAAGCGCATACAATGACATAACGGGCTATATAGCGGGTGCTGTTGGGGCTGTTCAAAAACAGGTTAAAGCAGACGTAGAATCATCCTCTAAATCTGTAAAAGACGGGGCAGACAAAAATACAGATTCATATAAAAACTCTGGCGAGCAGATTAGAAAGTCGGCTGGCGATTCAAATAATTACATAATACAAAAGGTTGCAGAGAGTGCAGGCTTTACAGAACAGACTTCTGGCGCACTTATTGAGAATCTAAAAGGAATGGGTACGGAATTTTCTGCATTTATACAGGGGCAGGGTTCTGAGCAAACGAACACAATGGTCGAAAATGTATCAAGTGGGTTAGAGATGGCTTCACAAATGGTATCTGAATTAGGGGGGGCAATACTTCAAGCTAAAGAAGCTGAGATGGAACAGGTAAGCAGAGATGAGGACAAAAAGAAAAAGGCTTTAAAGGATGAGTTTCAACGTGAAAAAGCTAAAATAATGATGATAAAAAACGAAGGGGTTAGGCGGGAAAAGTTAGCACAGCTAGAATTAAAATATTCAGAGGATATATCTAACGCTGAAAGTGAAGCAGACCAAAAACGTAGGGCAATAGCAAAAGAGCAATCGAGGATAGAAATATTAACGGCTGTAATTAATAGTGCACAGGCGATATTAAAGACAATGGCTACCATCCCTTACCCTGCTAATGTTCCATTGGCTATAATGCAGGGAATAGCTGGGGCGGTACAGGTAAATACTATAATGACTAACGCTAATGCAATGGCAGAGGGTGGAGATTTTATAACGGATGGAGCTACGAATATAATGGTCGGTGAATCGGGGCGCGAACGTGTAACCGTAACGCCTTTAGAAAGACGGGGGCTTGATTTTGCGGGTGGCGGTGGTGGTAGTGAAAGTATCCAAGTAAATGTAGATTTTAGCGGGAATATTTTAACGCAAGATTTTATAGAAAATGAGGTTATAGATACTATAAATGAAGCTGTACTACGTGGGCATAGCTTAATAGCTTCTGGGGTTCAGTAATAGTGTTTAAACGCAATATAAGGGAAGTAAATGCCTAGTATACCATCGGATTTAATAAATGAGTTAAAAACATCACCTAGAAAGCCAAAGGTGATAGTAGTGTTTAGCGATATTGGTGGAATCCCCAGACTAGCATTTGGGGAAACTCGTGGACAAATTTTTAAGGATAATAATACAGAATCCGAATGGATAAATAGCCACCAAAACGAATACCCTAACGAGGTGGGAAATCCCGAAGGAAACGAGCCATCTGGTAGCACTTTACCCGAACCTTTAAAATTATACCCTTTTTTAAAATCTGTAGGGAAAATAAAACATAAAGTAGATATAAAAAATAAAAAAATAGTCATCCCTAACGTAAGTATTAAAATGTTTAATCTCGGTATAGATAGGAAAATTTTTCACTCTACAATGTGGGCGGAAGGGCAATTTACTTACAGTTTACAGGATGAATTTTTGACAGATATGCTAGCTAATCCGTACTGGAAACGGGGGCTTGGCGTTTTGGGTACTACTGATAATGTTGATGTTCCTTTAGTTAGTGGTGATAATGATATTTTCAGCCAATTCGAAGACGGTTGGGGTAACGCTAGTATTTGGGGCAACCAAATCCTTTACAATATGATAGGAATGACTGTAAATATCTATTATTCTGGTGAATCTTCTATTAACCAAAAGACAAAGACAATATCGCTAGAGCGTTGTGCAAATATGCAGGATACTACAGTAAAATCATATAAGCAAGATACGAAATATGCTACGTTGCAATGCGAATCTTTTTTTAGTGAAATTGCCCAGAAGGATATTACCCTAGATACTTTTGATACTGATTTTGAGTCTTCAAATGGAAAATATAAACCATTGGTTTTTGGCGATGAGCGCTACCATACGCTATACCCAGAAATATCCATAGATGATGAAAGTGAAAGAGGAATAAAATTTAACTATCTGGATAATAATTTTTCCATTCCATTCCCAAGCTCGTTAAATAATTTGATATTGCTGGAGGGAGATAATGAATACACAGTACCGACTAATACACGATTTAAATCGCTAGTTTTTGGGGAAAAGGAAACTCATCTCGAGGGTCTGGATGGCGAATTTAAGCATAGAATACGCTCCTATGATGGGATTTATAACCAATGGACAGAGGCGGATGATGGACATAGAATTTATTTTAAGTTTAGAGATGATTGCTGTTCACAACTTACATCGTATTCAGAAGAAAATTTAATTTATGTAAGCCATAAGGAAATACCACGAATACAACCCGCTGTAGGTGAAACCTTTGCAGAAGGGTTATTAACAGATCCCTACGCTTTGCAGGTTTTCCCTATGCGTTCGCTAGCACACCAAGACAGAACCCAACTTGGAACTTTTGGGGTATTGTCAGAGATGGCAACTATTGTCAAAATAGATGGGGGATTTGCCGTAGAAGGTGGGCAAACCTTATTACAACTTAGCGACGCTTATGTTCTTGGTGTAAACTCTGGAGAGGCGGGTGATGGTTCTGTACATTGCCCTAACGCAAAAGGGGCTATACTTTCCGTAAAAATACTTACGGGCGACCATTCATCATACGAAAACAGCCTAGTAGATACGCACGTAGATATGGAATCCCATCTGGAGTGGTTTCCTTTTACTTTCCCAAGTGGTACTATGCCAGAGCAGAACTATATGAACAGGTTAAGCTCATATTTATTATCTATTACAACTGCTAACCCAAGATGCGAGGAAGTATTGCAGACTGTTTTCGATGTGAGTCTAATTTGGACAGAATCGCAATTTCTTGAAGGTATGCCTGTTGATAGCAATGGCTTCCCTAGCCTATTGGATGATGATATTATTTCAGCCATAACGCATAAATTTTGGTTCGATTTAGTATATACTTCACAACTTACAGGGGGGGATATTCAGACTAACGAAAACGGAATGTCTAAAAAAGTTATGCTACGCGAATGGACAGACGATGATGATTGGCTGACCCAAGAACCAGCCGAAGAAGGTTTCCCTATATATGACAGGTGGGATATAAATGATTTTATGCAATATGACAACGAATACTATGCCAATGATATTTATCAACAGCTTAACAGCGGTGAGGAAATTTTCAATAGCCATTTAAATTTAAGAATAGTACCCAATAGCGGGTATGGTGTGTCTAATGAAGAATTACCCCATAACCAATGGTCGTCATATAATTCAACAGAAAATTTACCACTCAATGAAAATAATCAAGATGTTTACGCTGTAGCAAACGTCGAACTATTTTTGGAAAAATTAGCCCTAACGCATCATTTTTTAAAACCCGATTTACTAGATAGCGTAGATAGAATGTACGTTAAAGGGGATGGGTTTAGTATGTTAGAAGAAGCAGACTATTTACCTACTATTGTCGATTATAGAAATATGCCAATGATGCAGGTAGCCTATTTGTGGAGAAAAACGCTTGGGATGCAATTTATGGGCGTGGGTACTTCTGACTATAAATACCAAATTATATATCAAGCTTTAAACCAAGATGGCACAATAAATCAGCTATACCCTAGCACTTCAAATTATACAATTAGTGAACCAGAAACCTTACTGTCAGCAACAGAGAATATATTAAAACATACTAACAGCTTCCCATTTTTAATGACCACAGGGTCAAAAGAAAAATTAGCCAGTTTTTTGATAAAAGACACGTATATAGGAAATGAAACTATGTACGATTTTAGGTTAATCGATATGGACTATTTAAAAATAAAAGTCGAAACCACAAAAATAAAAGATATATGCACAGGGGCAGAGGTTATATATGGCGGGGATAAATACGAATTAGGTTTAGATAAGATTTTAAAAACAGATACGGCAACGGCGCAAGATTATTACCCAGATTATGACTATGATTTTTATAATACTACGCAGGGCGCTGGTCATCAAGTATTGGAATGTCCAAATATCAACAGCCTAGAGGAAGCAAACCGATATAGGGATTTTTATATTAAAAATAATTGTAACCAAAAAATAAAAATAAAAATGACTTTACCTTTAAAGTATATCGATTTACATATAGGTTCGATAATCAGATTTGATTATTTGCCAGAGGATATGCGTGTTTTAGGGAAGGATTATACTACTTCGTGGTATTCTCAAATGATAAACCCTAATATCTATTTTGACGAAGATGAAATGGATTTCAGCGAAATACCCGAAGAAGGTAGCTTCTTCCAGTATGACGAACCGTTTAAACAGTCTGAAATTAAAATAAATGGGCAATATTTTTTACCGTTTTTTGTGGTTAATAAGTGTGATTATTCTATAGATTCTGTGGAAATTGAAGTATTGCAATTAATGCACTTAAAAGATTATCTAGGTGCGCCCCCACAGCCTTGCGATGATGGGGTCTGCTACAACCCAGACGAAGTATTTTTTCCTGTTGAGGGTTGTACGATTCCTTATGCTACTAATTATTCATTTACTGCGAACCAGCCTACGAATAGTATATGTGAATTTACTAGCTCAACGGAACAAGTACCCCCCGCGTATTTAGATGATAATAATGTAATGCGTGCTGGGTGGGTTGATATAAAACTAAAGCACGGACAGTTAGTTATTCCCTACGAAGATAATACAGAAACATATTATACGAATCCCATACTGGCAGGCTATGAAAATCCCGAACACCCGCAAGCTACTCGCCGAATGACAACCTTAGACACTATTCCCAATCAAAAACAATGCTCAACAGATAGCCATCTAATAAAGTGTATAAACGCTGGCGGGGTTGTAGGCGACCACGAAACTAACGACCCGATTAATGACAAGAGTCATTATTGGACGTATCCCTATATATACGCAAATGTATTACGTGCTTCACAGTATGATACAACTGAATATGCCCACTTTTACAGTCTTAATCACGGCATCGATAATAGTGGGGCGTGGTCATTAGTAAAATTTTCCGACCTTATAAACAACAGCCAGCCAAACTATATTGTAAACATTTCGAAGTACCAGTCCTCCAATATATGGGTTGGGTTTACTGTACTAGATGGGTTTTATAATGACTTCGAAAAGTATTATATTTCGCTTTTACTTTGGTATAGGTATTATGTAACGCAGGATTATTTCGCTATACCTAATATTGGTTATGTACCCGACGGGTCAGACGTAACTATCGGAGATTATATAAATAGTTGGGGTATTGTTAAGGATGGAGATTTTTACGTTTATGAAGATGGGGGAGGAAATGCAACCGTAGGGGCTAATTCACTTATAGATGCTTATGAAACTTATATAGCACCCATATTAAATGCGCTTGGCGGGGGGGTTGAACATATTAACGAGCTATTTACTACCCCTAACCACACCCTAAAAGATAAGGGCGAGCACATTATGAAGGCAATAGCTGAAGATATTTTAGATAATCTACCTACAGATGATTACTCGTTTGGCGTTTCAACTGAAAGCCCCGTTACGGCAGGGGGCGAACCTGCTAAAATGCTTTGGCAGTTTAATTATTCCCAACGAGTGGGGGTTTATACAGATTACGATGAATTGCCTAATGGCAACGATAGCGAGGAAGTACGTGTAGCATTGGACGGGCAACAGTATGAAAACGCTTGGGGCGTGCCTATGGGAAGGCTTGGGATCGAAGGGGCAACAACCGATACAAAGTACGTAAATAATAGTAGCCAAGATTACAACTGGGTGAGTTATCGCAAGATGCACGGGGAAAACCCCGATAATTCTGATGCAGATTTTGATACAGATACTAAATTAAGAATAGGCAACCCACTAGGAACGCTCTACGAAAACGCACAAGGGCACGCGGACGGGCTTCCCCAGAGCGATGCAGGGCTACCAGTTTGTGCCGTACAGTACCGTTCACACAAAAACCCATACCAAAACCAAACAGATTTATATGATTTCGTAGCTTTAGCGACCGAAAATTTTGGGTTTTGCTCGCATCCTTATCAAAAATTTCAAGTTTTGAGAACCGCTGGTGGTACTGAAGGGTATTTGCCTGCGGGGCTATTAAATATAAAGAATAACAACGCACATTCTGCTTTCGAATATATTAGGATATGGAATTACAGCACAAGCCCTATCGATATACCGTTTAACAATACGTGTTATGAACGGGCTTGGGATAGTAACACAGACCCCGCATTATACGGCGATTTCGTATATGAGGCGGGTGATATTAATTTAGATGGGTTTGTTAATGTTTTAGATGTTGTACAAATTGCAACCTATGTAATAAACCCAGCAAATTTTCCCTTAACAGATGAGCAGTTTGCTGTCGCTGATGGTTTTACAAATGACGGAATTATAAACATACTAGATATAGTTTCTGTAGTACAATCAATATTAAATATAGGGTAAGTAAATGGCTTCTTTTGGTAACGAGGTAAGTAGTAGGGTAGAGATAGAATACGGCAACGGCGATATTTTTTTTAAAACAGAACCATCGAAGGTAATAAATGGTATACAGATTTCATATACAGGTTTCCCGACAATTACAATAAATGAAATAGATAACTGGGTATTTAAAAAAGGTACTAATATTTTTATTGGGTACTTCAATAGCGCAGGCGAAGGCTATATGGAAAAAAATATAGCAACATACTATGGCGATTTAGATATAGAAAAAATAATAATATGCGATAATAAATCTATGCCATATAAAGTTAAAGTAACTAAAATTTCTGGAAAAGCCAAGCTAGATAAATCTAATTGGAGTACAGACGAGAACAAAGTACAATACTTGGGCACTAATAAAAATATAAGAAAACCCGAAGGGGGGCTAGAACGTGGCAGATAAAACCTTTATTAAAAAACCTATCCTATATTGTGATTTTTTACAATATTTTTCAGCCATTCAGAATACCACCGCTAATTCTGGTGGATGGCAATATACCCCCCCCCATAATATTGATTATTTAGGGTTGCAAACCCAAAGCCCTAGAAAACGATTTACGTTCCAGTCGGGTGCAGGCGAAAACTACTATAACCCGTTTTTTTCTCTTTCAAATATAAGGGTTTCAAAGAAATTTTTAAAGCAAGCCAATTATCTAGCTATTTTTGGGCATACATTGGCTTCAACGGGTACTGGTATCGAAGTTTCTTTTCATTATGAAAATACCCAAGTAGGTAACTGTATAACTAGCCCATTAGCTAACGGTGGCACGGGTACTAGCGTGGAAGGAGATGATTACAATTCCACAGGATTTACCTATGATGGGTTCAGCTTGCTAACTATATTGCCATTTTTTACCGACCCTACTGGGTACGTCGATGAAATTAGATTTTATTTCCATAAAAACGATAACCCTGTTTGGGGTTATAATTTAGATGTGGCGGGTATATCGCTTGGGAGGTCATTCGTATTCCCTACCCCTGTAGATTTATCCTCTAAAGTTACTTTTTCAAACGATAACGTAGATAATATTAAAAGCCCGTCGGGGCGTGAGTTATACAAAGTAACGACAGATGGGCGAGAAAATCACGGGCAATTTATACCATTTCAGTATTATAAAAACGAATATGAAGGCTTCCACTCTAGCGGTACGTATGCTATGGAAGTAGGTAAAAGAACCAGTAGGGCTAATTTCCAATTCCAAGTATCTTACCTAGATGATGACAAAATAATACCAACTTTCGATGGAGCTTTTGACCAAAAAAAGGCAGATGATGACTTCGGTGCTAACTATTTTGAAGACCATCTAGGGGGCGACGGAACTATAGGGGATGTGGATAATATCGGTGCGCTTATGAATGTAACATATAATGGAAAGCTACCTATGATGTTAAACGCTAACAGTCTTAGCCTAACACCCGATGGAGAATTTAAAAACGATAAATTTTACATCGTAAAAAACAAGAAAAAAGAAATATCATACACACCCATATCGCCGAATTTATATAATATAAAGTTTGATTTAATCGAAACTTGGTGATTTTCCACACCGTTTAAACACCCCAAATAGTTAAATTTTTTTATTATAACGATAAAATTGCACGTAAAGTAATACTTTAACTGCTTTACTATCTCTCCTTATGAGAATCGGTTTCTCACTTTTTAGGTCTGTATATACTATATAAACACTAAAGTAGCAGGAAACGGCAATTTTAGCCCTCAGAATTAAAATCACAAAAGTCAAGCATTTTTTATATCCCTCTATAATTCAACTGTTTAAACGAACCCACTAGGAAAACTTTTTTTATTTATTTTAATTATTTATTTGGTTTATATAATATAAACTGTATTAGATTTCAATAGCGCAGGGGCGCTACGTTTTTTGAAATTGTTGTTGAGGGTGGGCGAGCAGGGAGAATCGACCCCAATAGACAACGGCACACGCCACAGACATTAGTAGGTGCTTCTGATGTATAAATGACACAGAAGATGAACAAAGAGCCTAACCGTGTAACACCAAGCAGTATCGGGATTGTAGGGAGCGTTTTAGGAAACAGACTATTATAACCAAGTGCCAGCGAAGCCCACCTATTAAAAGGGGGCTACCCTTAATGCAGGCTATGGCGGTTGCAACCCCGCATAAGAAATGCAGAGCAAGGGCAAAAACAAATAAAACTAAAAGGAATATATATTATGGAATACAAAAGCGAAGCAGTTGAAAAAGTACAAGTAAGGGTAGAAGAAAATGTTAATACTAGAGGTGATGGTTTAAATTATACTAATATAAAAATAGACCTACCTAGTGGAAAAGGAGTTTGGATTACTGTGGCAGAACACGAATTAGACGGACACGAGTGGGTGAGTGAAAGGATAAGCGTACACACCGATAAGCCTAATACAAATATTACCAAAAAGAAACAAACTCATAAGAATACCACTTGGACAGAGATAGAGCAAGACGATAAAAGTTTACTTACTGTTTTCCATTAACCCTTAACCCTGCCCCCTTAATTGGGGGCAACCCTTAAACTAGCCTATGACAGTTGCAAGCCTGTATAAATAGTGAGCAAGGGCAAAAATAAATAAAATAAATATAAGGAATAACGATAATGGATAATGAAATAATAGCAATTTATGAGAAATATTTAGACAGGATTTGGAATGACTTATCTAAGGATGACCAAATAAGGCTTGAAGGTCATTTTAACGGGATTATAAATGAAATTGATGAATGTTTAGAGGGAGAGGAATAAAATGGATTATTTATATGATTGTATCTTAAAGTCGCTAGCATATACCGATGGCTTAGTACGTGATAGTGAAATAGCAGTAAGCAATAAGTACGAATACATAATCGTATCAGTACCTAAAAAATACGGTAAAAAGATTATGGTTAATTTCTGCGATTTGGTTTGTAAGTATGTTACGGCTGAATACATACTAGACAATACTAATCACGATGAACTATTCGTAGTGCAGTTTAAGCTAAAACGGGATTATCTTGATGGTGATTTTAGGGGGGATAAATAAGATGGCACGTATTACTAGAGAAGAATGGCTTAACAAGATGGCAAGAGAATTAAATACTAAAGTTTTTAAGCCTGCTGGCTATCCTTTAAATATGAAAAAGGTTAGAATTAGTTGCGGTTATCCACCTAAAGGCGGACACGCATTTAATAAAACTATAGGGGTTTGTTTTAGTGATTTAGTTAATGGCTATAATGAAATATTTATCC